AACTATGCTATTATGATTAGAAATAAGAGCTTCATGCATCTCTCCCAAATCTGCAAACGGTCTTTTGCAGTAGGCTAGTATCTTACCATGACCATAGTGTTCATCGGCGCAAAAAAAATAGGCCATACTTTAATTAGTCCTTAATTCCAAGAGTTTGCGCTAGCAACAAAAACATTCTCTCTGCTTCTTGCCAAGACCACACTGGAAGAATTTCAATTGGAAGAACTAGAAATTCATTCCCCAATGGAGTTACTTGCCAGTTATGTACCAGTGTTCTAAATTCTGCTATAAGAACTTGATGGTCAATGTATCGATAGTCCTTTTGTTCAGGGGATAACTGTTCTAAATCTGGAATATACTTTTCCCATATCTTTTCTCGAAGAACAATTCCTAATTCATCTGCTTCTTTCCAAGGACTACTTTTCTTCCATGGACCTGGAATGTCCATGCTGTACCCTTCCTCTGCATCGTGCAACAGAGCAATTCTTTTGTCAAGAGGAGGAAGAGCCCACGCAGCACATAGACAACAGTGTTGCGCAATAGAATAGGGCTCGCAAGAAGCACCATTGAATCGTGTCTTTACAGCTAAAGCGTGCGCAATGTCTTCAAGACAGATGGCTTTAGATTCCAAGTCAAAAATATCAATACATTTTCCAGTGAATGTCAAACATTTTCGATTTGTCATTTTCTTTCCTGTCTGATTCTCACCTTCGTTAATCTCCTTCTTGCCTGTCTTCCTACTGTTTATGGGTTTTATAGACACACTTCCAGCAAGGACATGAAGTACCTTCATATGAAAACATATGTGGCTGCAAAGTATAAATACAAACTGGAACCTTGTTTCGATAAATCCAAACACAATCCCCAATTGTTGCTGAATTTTTCTGTTTTTCCCAATGAACACAAGTGCTGCATTGCTTAGTCATTGTAATATCCTTTCAGCAGTATATTTTGCAAACTCTTCTGGAGATAGTGAATTCAAATATTCGGACAAGACAGTTTCGGTTTCGGCTTTAGTATTAAACAATATCTTTCTTATGTCAATATTTGGATAGCTGCATAGGGTTCCATCCGGATATAGAAATATATCAGTTGTAAATTGATCTTTAGTTGTCCCACAAATATAATATTCTGGTCTAGTTTTTCTCAGATGATACACTTTAAGCATACCGAAACTTCCGAACTATCTCACATTGTTTTTCAATTTCATTCCAAACAATATGAACTAATTCAATCAGTTCCTTTTCAAGCCCTTTCTTTTCAATTTTTCGAATGAGGGCTTCTTTTGTCCCTTGAAGGTTTAGCTCTGGTGCTATAATACCAGATGCAGCTTTCTTTTTCCAGTGTCCTTCTTCAACCAGAAAATCTACACAACTTCCAATATTGTCAATACCAAAACTATGATAGATTGGAACCGTAATAATTCTATCTTTTCCATTCATCCTATTTTTCTTGACGTGGATTCTACAATTGGTTCCAAGTTCTTTTTTCTTCTCATTTATTTTCTTAGTAATTTTACTACGGACGCTACTCCAAAGCTCCAATGTGGCATAAAACTTTAAAGACTTTCCACCTGAAGTTGTCTGAGTTTCTGGATCAAACTTACTTGCCCACCCCATTTTGATCTTATCTCTTGTCTGTCCAATAACAATCAAGATGGACTTTGTATCTCGAAGACCTTTCAGAATTTTACGAATCATACCAGAATTTTTCTTGGCTTTTCCATCTCCCATACTTCCTGTGGTTTTTCTATGACTTCGATGTGCTTTCTTTAGCTGCTCAAATTTATTATCTTCATCCTGAGAAGTAATAGCATCCATGCTATCAAGAATATAGATGAACGGCTGTCCCTTTTGGATTGCATCATCTACATTATAATAGAAATCTTCAATAGTGCCAGAAAAAACTGGACCTGCTTTACTTATAGCAGGTGCTTCCAAACGCTCTCTAACTCTTTTTCCAAAGAACTTTTGTATGTCCATCATAGCACCACCTTCAACATCGTCGAATATGAAGCGATAATTGTCGAAGGCTGGATTAATAGAAGCCTCGGCGAGACAAGTCAAGCAGATAAAGGTTTTACCGCTTGCAGAATCCCCTACGAATCTGTAGTATTTCCCTTTTGCAAAACCCCAATACGGATTATTTGTAATTGCCAAATTTAAAAGCGTAGAGCCTGAACTAACATAGTCATTTTCTGTTAGTTCAGGGATAAGGGTTTTCTTTAGTATTTCAGCTTTTACTTCAGCAGTTGTTTTCATAAGTGAGCCTAAAAAATAAACCCTGGAGTAACTCATAGTAAGGACAATCGTCGGATGCCATACCTGTATTGTATACTCCAGGGCCCAAACTGAAAGGTATTTTAGTTACTTCTTAGGCCGGCCTCTCTTCTTTACAGGAGGCTCGTCCTCGTCGTCATCATCTTCGTCATCGTCGTCATCGTCCGTATCTTCGTCATCCGTATCTTCGTCATCGTCGTCATCGTCCGTATCTTCGTCATCGTCGTCCGACTTATCATCTTCATCTTCATCGTCGTCCGACTCTACTTCCTCATCCTCATCTTCGTCATCGTCGTCCGACTCATCATCTTCATCTTCATCGTCGTCCGACTCTACTTCCTCATCCTCATCTTCATCATCGTTGTCGTCCTCTTCAACAACCTTCTTGGACGTCTTCTTTTCAGACTTCTTACTGGACTTCTCGTCTTCAGCAGCATCCTTTACAATAGCAACCACAGCCTCTTGCATCTCCTTCAACGTATCCAGATCGTCCCAATCCAATTCGATATCATTCAACACACAAAACTTCTTTAGTTCCTTTTCGGTCATGCTTTTGATCTTCTTCACGTTAACTTCCTTAGATTTTTTTGTGCTTTCAGTTTCCTCGGACTCTTCTTCCATGCCCATTACAATCTTTTGCTGTTCTGCATAGGACGGTTCTTTAATCAGATTATCAAGACAATACACCTTAGATTCAATATCCTCTGCATCATAATCAGCCCTTTGCTTAAACTCAATTCCAGCTACAGATCTACCAAATACCTTATCGTCTTCAATATCACACTTAATTGTAAGACCACCCTCCCAATCTGCAAAGTCTTGATAATTGTCTTCGTCATCCTGATTCTGAATTTTCATCTCCAACAGCTTACCAATACTATGATAGGAAGTCTCCCAAATCTGAACTCCTTTATCTGCGTCCTTCTTATCAATTACATTGAGAAGTTGACGCTCTTTGGGGAGAAGCTTCCTAATCAAGTCCGGATCGGCTTCTGGATCTCGTTGCAGTTTACTGACATAATCACATCCAGCACATTTCTTTCCAAACGTCCTTGATGTACAGACGAAAGATTGTCTCCCATCCGGCCCATAACCCTTATGAATCCAAAATCTCCGTTCGTAGTAATATTGACCTTCGTCAGCCTTCGGATTTCCCTTTCCAACACAATAATTCAGAATATCCAGTCTCTTCGGTTCTGCATCCTTCAAATAAAATACAGATGCATTGGGAGGAAGGATCAGACTAGGCGGCTCCCAAGTTCTGCGTTCTGTAGCAGCTCTCTTGACATTGCTGCCACCCTTTCCTTTTCTTGCTTCACGTTTGTCTCTTGCCTTTGTCAAAGTCCATTCTCCTAAATAAGAGGGTTTGGTTTTCTTAACTGTTGTATTATCGTCTGTCCTTTGCACACATTTTAGCAACTTTGTTGGAACGCTGCTCATTAATTTTTCTTTCGTTCTCGGAATCTACTTTAGGGGAAGAAAAATAATCCATTCCATGTAATCGTACCATATTTTCCAAAGCTGCCTTCTTATGATCCAAAGACCTTACCATAGCATCAATAATATTGACATGCTCTTGAGATGCAATAACTATGCTTTGTGCTTTTTGATATCGTGGCTGTAGAAATATTGTACTAGCAATGGAAGCTTCGGTCGGTTTATCTGCTAGATTGTATTTGGAGGGAGCATCACGAATTGCTCTATCCACCTCTGCTTTAACAACCTTCAATTCAGCTTCAGCTTCGTCTAATTTTCGTTGGGCTTGGGCTCTTTGAGTGGCGTATTCATGATAATATTTCGGCTGTTGTCCCCATTCTACATCCAATTCATTCATGTCGATTTCAAGAATGGAACTGGAAGGGACAGCATTTAGTTTGTGCTTCATAATTTTCCTTTTGCTGGTGTCCTTGTTTGCACCTACTACCATATTATCGTCTCTGAGTCCTCGCCTATAACGCACCTAGAATGACCTACAATCGATTATTTTACTAAAAAGGTCTCATTGGTCAGCTTACTTTCCAGTAATTATTTCGTAGCAGCAACCTACCAATCCAGCCTGCTTACAATCCCAAAAATGATCCCTAAAAATCTGAATTACATTAAAAGCTCTATCGGCAAGAGGCCCACCACCAAGAAGCACAGCTTTTGCATATCCAAGTATCATCCATCGCATTAGTTCTGGTTCTTCTGTTTCGTTGGCTTTTAAAACCTTAGCCATTTCAGTCCATGTTGTACGAGGATTGAATAGTGTACGAGCAATTTGAATTGCAGCCGTCTCTCCAGAAGATTTGTCTATCACCTCCAATTGAGACTCTGTATCCTCCATATGCTGAA